ATGGAAAAAGAAAAGTTCAATCAAAAAGAATATGTCAAACAGTGGACAAAAAGCAACATGAAGGCAGTAGGCGCCAGTTATAAAACTGAGTTTGTTACAGAGTTCAGAGAAGCATGTGAGAAACTAGGAATAAAGCAGTCTGCTGTTTTCAGAGAAGCAATGGAAGCAGTTATTGAGAAAGCAAAAAAAGACCAGAGCAATTAAGCCCTGGTCTTTTCTTATGCTTTAAATTGTTATGTAGTCGAGATTTAGTCGAAATTTACCTGGTTACATCTTAGTTCCTTTAAGAAGCCAATTCCATGTGTTTCTGCCGACAATTCCATCTTGTCCTAAGCCTCTGTTCTTTTGGAACACCTTTACTGCGTTATGTGTACCACTTCCGAAAATTCCGTCAGTTGAAAGATTGAATCCTACAGAATTCAAACGCTTCTGAATAAGTCTAGTGATATTACCTCTAGCACCTTTTCGCACAGTTGGACATGCAGCTAAGGTTTTTGGACCTTTTAATCCATCTACAACCAAGCCAACACCATACTGTCTGTTCAATTCTGCCTGTAAATTAGCCACCCATTGATCGTAACTTGATGGTTTAGATGGTGTTTCCGAAGGTTTTGAATTATGCACGGTATTAGTTACTGGAGCACCTGTTAAACGACTTTTAAATGCGTTCCAATTTGCCTCATTTAATAAGCCGTTGCAGTTAGGGCAAGCCTTCCCATTTACATCATAATGTCTAATTACACGATCAATAGAGATGTTGTATTTTTTCATCAATACCTTACCCAATTCAATTGCATTTTCAAGTGTCTTGTCAGTGATTTCAACAACTCCATTTTTATAGCAATCGCACATTTCAATGCTGATAGAGTTTGAGTTAGTACAGATTTTATAAAGTGGATGATGGTTTGACTGACATCTACCACCTACAGAATACGCAATATAATTGTCTGGTACTGACTGCGTTACGCTGTCATCATCTACAAAGTAATGTGCAGAAGCTTTGACGATATGATTATGAAAATGCTTTCCGTTGTTTTCGTCAGTGTCTCCGTCATTTCCTGTGTAATGATAAACTAAATACTTAATGTTGCCTGTATTTCTTTTGCCACCATAATTTGATTTATTAGCGATATTGGTTTTTAAAATATAACTCATACTTTATACCTTCTTTCTTCCAAAATAAAATGAGAGGCGCGCATGTCCTCTCACAACAATATTTATAATTTAATGCACACATTCTTTTCTTTCTTGTATGCGTCTAGATACATTTCCTGTTTATCGCCGTTATATGTGCATTCAAAATACATCCCATCTGAAAGTGTAGTTGATAGTAATGCCTTATTGTTCTGAAGTGTCTTACACACCCACACAACATAGATATCGAAATCCTGTGGATCTTCTAGATGTTCTTTTGTATATCTTCTTACTTCTTCAACTGCAATCTTTAGAAATTCGTCATTACCCATTGTTATTCTCCTTGTTGATAGCGTTTTCTGCTACTTCTAATCCTTTAGTAAGCACCACGGGTACATTATCCCCAGCTTCCACAAAGTTTTCTAAGATGCTTCTTAATTCATTGATAATGAGAGAAGCAAGAGTGAACCATCCCACATATGTTGTGATAGTCAAATCAACATTGATAGTCTGACCGATTTCGATAAAAATCGCTGATGCAAGGAATGCTACTAGCACCATGAGCCAATAGCCTAGTTTCTTCCATACACCACGCACTCCTTTAGCGGAATTTTCCTTCCCTGTCAAACGAGATTTTCTAATTCCTGTGATGTAGTCGATGATGTTTAATATTAAAAAGCCTACGAATAAAAACCAATGTATGCCTAATGCAGCAGTCAATACCGCTACAATAGTGCCTCCGATTGCGTTAATAGTATCCATGTATTTTAATGATGTATCGTATAATTTCATTTTATTACCTCTTTATTTACATATTTTCTGCAATGATCCAGGCATCTAGCTGTATCTGAGTGATGTTCGAATAACTCTGATAATTGTTGTGCGCAGAGTTACACTGCTTGATCTGCATATATAGCTCATTGCTATTGCTTACATTGAATTTGACAGGAACGTCGAAGAATCCACCGTTAGCCTGTATGATTGCATTGGCATCCGTATACCCCATATTAGGGGCTCGCCAAGGAAATGCGTTAGTACGAACAGGAGTGTATAATTTAAACCCACTAGCTCCGTTAGAATTAAGATGCTTGACCGATGAATCAAATACAATACGATATATGTTTATGTCACCTAAACACTGTCCGTACATAGTTCCTGTAAATGTGCCACCATTTAAGCTAACACTTAATTGTCTTTTGTCTATCGCACTACTGCCTGTGCCTAGAATATATCCTTTTAGATATTCCGCAATGCACTCTAATCCCCACTCGTTTGGATGAATCCCATCTGAACTCATCATGTTTTCGAATGATAAGATATTCTCGGCTCCTGGTACTACCACAAAAGGTTGGTTTTTATAGCACGCTTTTGCGGTGTATGCAGGCATCAATTTATATCTTAATGCAAATTGGTTATTTCTGTTTTTAAATGCAACACCAAAAGGTGCGAAGTGAACGATTGCATTTGGATAAGTACTCTGTACATAAGATATCAATGTATCGATATTAGATCTGACAGTACTTGCTTGATCACCATATGCCAATTCATTGTATCCTCCACCAATCAGCACATCTGTTACCATCTTTTTATTGCTCACCTGAACACCTTTAAGAAGAGTCAGATAGTTATTGGATGGATTAGAAAAGGATGCACCACCTTTATGATTGATATAGATGTTGTCTGCAGAGAAGTGGCAATTCACTAACTTATTCTTAAGTCTGTCGCACCACCCCGTATAACTTCCGTCAGGTGTATATCCGTCTCCGTAGCTATCACCAATAAAAATCAGTTTTCTTTTGCTTCTGTCTTCTAGATTCATCTTAGTTCCTACTACTCTCCTTCCGTCACTTGAATATGCGATTAAACCCTCATCTAGATTGTCGCTCGTGACCGTACTATCCGATATATCAATCAAGGTTTTACCGTCATATATGACCTTATTAATGCTCATATAACCACTCCTATGCGATTGTTACTGTAGTTCCGCCGGCAGAGTTCTCACTTTCTGCGTATGGAATCGGATTAACAGTAACCTGCGACAAATAGTTATATCCTGAATCAGGCATGATTGTCTGTGTAGCGGTGCTTGGTGTCACTGTCTTCTGCTGAGGTTTCGCACCTTCAGTGCCTGACATGGTACCTCTGACACCTAAAATAGTAATTCCATCACGAATATTCTTAGGAATAAGTTTAGCCTGTTCAGCAGTTGCAATCTGAACATTACCTGAGCCATCGTGAAAACCCTGTGGAATCGTGTATACCTGTTCCTTGGTTGCGATACTTCCTTCAACAGAACCATTGTTCTTCATAGTACCTGTTAATTTAGCGCCTCTAGCGTATGCAGTCTTTCCAGTAAGCATTTCAGCAACTGCAACAGTCGCATCACTTGAATCCACATCGAATAAACAAGTACCTGTGACTGTGGCACCAGTCTTATCATGAAATGTCATGTCTTTTAATACTTTATCTGCTGTCGCAGTATCACCTGTCAAGTCGATTAATGTTTTGCCTCCATAAACAACCTTATTTATATATTTAGTTTCTGCCATGTTTATAATTCCTTTCCTATGTATACTGTATTTCCCCCTTCTTCGTTGCTAGTTTCAAAGAAAGGGATTTTTTTAACTATTAAATCTTTATTGAGAAATTTATTTTTTGTCTTAATCTGCTGTTCGATATCTTTAGGCGTCACTGTGTAATCACCAGTGTAGATATCAGCATTATTCATGCCCTGATAATTTTTTATATCAAGTCTGAACTCTTCAGAACATATCTTCATATCAGTATGAAAAGACATGTCTTTTGACTTGAACTCTAGTTTAAGTCGCACATCAGATCACTCCATCTTTTAATATTCTTTCAACATATGTAGTGATGATATTAGATGCAATCGCTTCTCCACCAACAGTAATCGCACGCAGCTGAATCTCAGCCCGATGTTTTTCTTTAAGTTTCAGAGTATCTTCCTGTGACAGATGCACTTCTATCGTGTCACCGCTTAGATGACTGCATTCTATCTGTTTATCAAAAACAATTATATTGTCTTGCATGATAGTGAAGTAGGCATACTGGAGAGTATTCACTTCAAACGGAAGTGTACATATTAATGTGGCTGTAGTACCTCTAATCATAAATGTACCTCCTATGCATATGAATAAATAAACGTTCCACAAATATACCCTTGGCTAACTGTTCCATGCATTGCCGTTAGCGTCCAATGGCTCGCTGTAATGTCGCCTGTAGAAGGATAATAACGGAGTGTTAAATCATCGCTCTGTGTCTGTACAGGGACGAACATGTTTCCTCTAGGTGACTTATCAGTGGGAAATCCTTCCCACATGTAACCCATAGTATTATTCGCTATGGGTGCAGTTACATTTCCATCCCACTTCAATTCAACAAGTTTTAACCCTTCATTATATCTATATTCAAGTTTGATCCCACAAGCGTTTATACCGCAGCTAATCCAAACACTCCATGCATTTTTAGAAACAGTTTCCATCAATTCCCTAATACTCATATATTCCTGACATTTGCGCTCCACAGATGTGATATTTAAGCCGTTTAAATGGACAGCGTATAAAACAAGATCTCTTGTACCTGTGCCGCTATAAATATCGGTCTGATTGTATGATGGTTCTGCTCCACCTGCTGGGCCTTTAATCACTGTAAGTGTATGTGTCTCTTTTGTCCCTGTTGTAGTAAATCTAGCAACAATGAGGTCTGTTCTTTTAACGCCACTTGAACCATTTTCGATTCTGACTGTTTCACTTCCAACGATTCGCATAAATCTTCCGTAATTGCACAGGATCCCGTCATTTATCTTGATTTCATTATTAGAAACAATCTCTGCCGTCATTCTACTTCCTGCATGTAGAATACCCTGATAATCATATAACGCTAAATACATATATCCATGCAGCTCAGCGCTGACTTCTGCATCTGTTATATTAATATTCTTGATCACTTTGCATCACCTACCTTATAAGAAATTGAAATATCACCATCACTAATCTTGATTATTTTTTGAGTGATAGGCTCTTTAAATGAGATACCTGTAATATTTTCCTTTGCTCCAACAATGTCAAAAAGTTCTGCATTATCAGCATCAAAAGAGATTTCTAGCGTATCGCTCTCATTCGCTTCTGCTACTTTCTCAATTGCATTCTTGGTTAATTCATCACGACTTTCAACATTCACATCCTCGTGTTTATATGTTTTTCTTTCTAATCCTGTATATACCTGATTGGATTCGGACCACGAGCCATCATCCTGAAGATATAGATTAACTCTTAATCTATTCAATAACTCACCTTTTCCCAGACACAAAACGTGATTGTATGGCTTTGATTCAGTCTTGACTGTCATATCTATCTGATAGTCATTGTCATACTGTAGCGTGTCGCTTAAATCGTTGATTTTTTCGGCATATAGATGGATTTTCCCATCAACACGATGCCTAATGCACAATCTCGCATTACTAGCGCCTAACGCTTTCTCTAAAGCTTGTAAAAGATTTATATCTCTTACATCATATTTAACGTTGATATTGCTAGCGCCTATGTTATCGACTACAAAGAGATTGCTGAACCTACCATCAATCAACACATTGATGCATGTGTTAGCTTCACCATTTAAAGTTAAATATGCACTTCCTGCTGGTGGTTGTACATATTCCTTTTCTAGCAGTCCTCGAAATGTAGGACCTATCAAAGTGATAGTGTTATCTGACGTATTAATCTTCAATCTCTGGATTACTCCACCAATTTCAGTGTTCTCCTTATAGAAAAGAGACCCCACAGTAAACAAAGGGTCTCTATCTTCCAAGGATAATGTCAATTCAAAATCGTTCTTACTTACATCATACTTTCCTATCTCAATGTCAGCATCGAAATGAGTGAGGTATCCTAATTCGTTGTAGTTACTATCTGTATAGATATATTCTAATCCCATCTAGGCTCACCTCTTCTTTCAATCAAGACTATGTCAACCTTCTCAACACCTACAGTTGTAATGTCAAATAAGCCTTGAGGTATCTTCTTAAAAGCATCATATGACTTGTTACGGCTGTTGAATATATTGGACCGCACTCCATTAGAAGAATATTTTGTGATAGTCTTCTTGAATGTGTCAATCTCTGCGTATTCTTCAGCATTTAAAGTCACATATAATTGATAAGTGTTATCACTGATATTAATAATAGGGTTCGTGCATCTTCCATAGATTCGCATGATCATATCTGTATCAGTAAATGAATCATTTACAACATTTACTGTTTTTTGGACTGAATACGTAAAAGGATACGTGAAAGGATATTTAGTGACTGTTCTCGAACTGCTGGAAGTGAAGTCAGCTGTATATGTTGTCTCCTTAATCCAATAAGAATCGTCTGTAGTGATTTCAACACTTAAATATAAGAGTCTCTTATCAATTAGATATTTGCTTTTAGTGGATTTGATTGCATAGCAATAATATTTATAACCATTTATTTCAAAATATCCTTTCTCTTTTTTGAGGATGTCTATTTCAAAATGCTCATAAAATTGGTTTTTAATCTCATTAGCTTTCTGCTGATCGGCAACCAAAAACACAAAAGGAATCGTCTTTTTGACAATTCCTTTATAAAATCCGGTGATTCTATTGTTATTGGATTTCACAATCCACTCAAAATTTCTCAAGTCATTGTAATTCACAAAGATGCCAAGAGAAGTAAAGTCTAGTGTCTCATTATTCGAATTAATATGTGTAATTCTGTCAAGCATATTTTCTCACTATCCTTCCTACTTCTCGACCATCTAACATAACAACAAAAGAACCATCATTTAGTGCTTTTACAATAATATCGTGTAGTCTATCTTCATCGCTTAATAAAGCAATAATTCTATGTAATGCGTCTAGGATTTCATCAGCCCTATTGTTAGATGCCTGATTAATCATCTTCATCAATGTATCTCTACCAGCCACAACCTCAGCGCCTGCTTCTCCGGCACCTAGCATCTGACCGTTTGACATTCCGAAAATTGTTGGGGCGTCCAAAATCATTGGATTGTCCATCGCCTGTGCATACCATTTAATACCCAACGATGGGATTTTGCCTTTTAATAGGTCACCCACATTCCAGCCGTTAGGTTTGATATTAAAATGAGGTAGCGGAATATGCGGCCATGAGATCCTAAAATTAAAGAACCCTTTAATTTTATTGATGATGGCTCTCACAAAATTAGCTGCGGCACTCATTGGTGACATGATAGCGTTCTTTATGCCGTTCCAAACACTTGAGGCATGCGACTTAATGAAGTTAAAGCCTACTCTAACACCATTCTGCAACTCTCCTATAATCGCTAAAACTTTAGTCTTAGCACCGAAAATAGGACTTTCAATAACTTTCTTTATGTTATTAAAGATATTTGAAACACTGTTCTTTAAACTTTCAAAAAGGTTTTTCGCTGTACTAGTAAGAGATCCTCCCATACTAGTAATACCGTTCTTGATTCCATTAATAAGCCCTTTTCCTAAGTTCCACCAATTTATTGCATTCCATACCGCAAAAATCGCATAAATAATTTTAGGAATATTTGCAATCAATGAAGGAATAGACATTACAAGACCTTTAATGATTTCAGCAATGATTTTAACTCCCCATGCAAAAATAGTCTGTGCACTGTTAGAGAATGCATCTGCTAGATTTGCTATGATAGTAGGCACTTTAGATATTAAAGTAGGGAGTGCTGACATTAATCCTTGTACTAGATAAAAGATTAATTTCATTCCCATGCCCACAAGCACTGGAAGATAAGTCAATACTGCTTGAGAGAATTGGAGTAACATGTCCAATCCTTTAGATATTAAAGTAGGCATATTGCTAGAGATTGACTGACCTATTTTATCAATCATACCAGAACCAATTAGACTAGATAATTGACTGAAAATAGGAGATATAATACCAGGCAATGCGCCAATTAATCCAGCCACTAAATTAATAGCTGCAAGGATTAAAGAAGGCGCTAAATCAATGATCATATTCATTAGCTGCGGTGTAATCTGTATCAATGCATTAGGAAGTGCATCAAATACTTCCTTGATTTTTGGAGTCACATTTTTGGCAAGAATTCCCAAACTCTTAGCAAATTCACTAATAAGCGGTCCAACTGCCTGTTTAGGGTCTGCTAGACCTGTTAAAAGGTTATCCCATGACGCTTTAGTCATCTTCATAGCGCCGTCGATAGTTTTCATCGCTTCTTTGGCTGTTGTACCTGTAATGCCTAGATTCTTCTGTATTTCATGGATGGCATTATAAACATCACTTAGATTATTGATATCGTAGTGTATTCCTGTCAGTTTTTCAGCTTCCTGTAAAAGTCGCTCCATTTCTGACTTAGTACCACCGTAGCCAAGTTTAAGGTTATCGAGCATTGTGTAGTTCTGCTTAGAGAACCCTTGGTAGGCGTTTTGGATATCTTCCATATTGGTGCCCATCTTATTCGCATTATCAGCCATATCAATAACAGTTTGATTAGCAACTTTAGCCGCTTCTGTCTCATTTGCAGTTGACTGCTTCAATGCGGCAGCGAAAGAAGTGATAGTGTTCATATAATCGTTCGCACTCATTCCAGCCGTCTTATATGCTACTTTTGCATTATTCATGACTTCTGTCTGCGCCTGTATTAACTGATCATATTTTCCTCTTGCTTGTTCAACTGTCTGCCCGATACTCTGCGCATACTTTTTTAGGCTCATGCCCTGAGCACCGAATAAGGTTTCGACACCACCGACTAACTGCTCATATTCAGCATAATGCTGTATAACAAACTTCGTAATAGTGCCTATAGCCGTTGCAGCTGCAGTTGCTCCAATTATTGCAGCCTTGCCGACTTTAGAAGCAATCTCACCTGTCTTGTTTACAGCTTTTTCAATCTTGCTAGATTCTTCTTTTGCTGTATTAGTAGTGTCTTTTATACCTTTTTTTGTTTCTTCAACTCCTTTTAATCCGATAGATCCAAAGAGTTTAAATAATTCTAACATTTATTTCCCCCTCTCTTTTTCTTAAAGATTAGGATTGAAACTGTTAAGAATTTCATAGGAGTCATTTATAGTTGTTTCCATCTCTTCATCTGTCATTGCTTCAGATGTTTCAATTCCTGTGTTTTTCTTCCATTTAGTCATCATTTCGTTCTTAAAGTCAGTGTATGACTTATCATATACTTTTGATTTCCAGATGTCGTATAACTTCTCGTCTGAGACATTGTCAGCAAGTTCAGAAATGAACTCTGAAAAATTAGAAAAAGAGATCATGTTATCAATCAGTTCCATGGGGTTGGAATACCTCTTGTAAACCAAATCCATGAAGCCGACTTCTCCTATTTCAGCAATCCAGAAACAACCTTGTAAAAATCTTTGAATTCATCTTTTTGAAAGATTTCAATAATCATCTGTGCAAGTTCTGCAAGTGATAAGCATTCAACCTGCTTTCTATTTAGATTACTTACAGCTGACAAGAATTCAAAAACCTCATTTTCACATTTTCCAATGTTTTCAAAAATAACTGCGCAGCAAGAAAGAATGATATTGAAACCGACTTTTTCAGTTAGTTCCTCTTTTGATAGTCCTTCCTTGTTTTCTGCTAGTTTAGCAATCTCATTCGCATTAAAGCATTTCTTGAATTCCATAATGCCAAACTTATTAATTAGTTTAATGATTAAAAATGCATCTGTCGCTTTTAATTTTCTTAATTCATATTCCATAAATAACTCCTTTCAATCCTTAATTTAGTTATGCAGCTGCGGCACTAGGGTAATAGATGTGATAAGGTAGTACATTCTTATCAGCCTGTTCCAACTCCGCATAACACTCAAATTCTGCTTCAGGTACTACCATCTTTTTATTTTCACCTTCAATAGAAAAACCTGATGTGCATAGTGCCTTATCAAAAATAACGATGATTGGAGTTCCATCAATCTTCTTTCCGACATATGCTAGATTTTCGTAATAGTCACCTGTTTCAATCTGTGGCTTAGATACTAATTCTGTATATCCTGTTACCGTACTGCTCTCCACTTCTTTAGCAAAGATAGACTTTTTAATAAAGTCAGGAGTAATTTCTGCCAGTTTAAATTTCATCTTGGCGCTTTCTCCGACTTTTAGAGTGCCACCAACGAATTTGACTGTTGCTCCATCAATATCTAAGTCTAATAATTCAGGAGAAAAACTTACTGAACCACCGCCTGACGTTGCGCAAAATAATGATTCTACAAAGTTCCATTTACTGCCTTCATATTTCAAGCCCTTGTGAATAGTTCCAGCACCTAACATAATGTTTTCAGGCGTTTTGGCTGTAATTCCACTTGAAGGAATGGTTTCATTCGCCATATATTTATACCTCCCATTCTTGGATTGTTAAATTAATCTGTATTTTCTGCAATTCTATATCGTCTACACGAATCGGCATTGAGTAGTCAAAGTATACTGCTATGCCTGTTCCGTTTGATAAAATGGCTCTCTTATCTTTGAGGGCCTTTTTAATAATTTCCTTTTGCTTTTCTAGTTCTAAATAACTGCCTCTTGTTACACCTGTGAGAATAAAAGGGGTTTCCTGGTAATTGGTTTCTGCACTGTATTCAGTTTCGATATATTCCCCAACCCAATAAGGGTATTCAACTCTATCAGTCTTGTAATAGAGAAAGTGATAGTTAATAAGTGGCTTTAATGCATCGGAAATAAAATTCAAGCCTTCTGGTGTCATTCTCCAATGCCTCCAAAGATTTCCTCAGCTCTTGCTTGAATCTTTTTCTTAGATGTGTTTTTAGCCTTTTCAAGTGCTCTAGATGGTGCTTTCCCTGTAGTAGTAACCCATCCATATTTAGGGTGCTTATACTTCCACTTGGTTTTGCGACCATTACCTTTAAGAGCGTACTCACCTGTGCCGAACTCTTCCCATATAGCATTTTCTTCTGCTGATCCAACAATACCAATCATATTGTCAGCATCTACCACGTGCTCCCATGAGTTTTTTAACTGACCAGTGTCCACTCTGGTGTTTCTCTTGACTTGTGACTCAAGTTCTCCACTTGCTTCTTCCAAAAACTTTAAAGCTGCGCTCTCAATTTCGTCGATTATAAACATTGAGTTATCTTCAAATTGTATTTTGCTCATTCTGTTCACCTTTGTATCGTAAATAGATTTCTAAATGTTGATGCATTCCCATCGGATCATCAATCAAAGTCACATCATAGACTTCATCATTTACAATCAACCTTGAGTTATCAACACTATAGCCTTTCAAGTCCTTATAATCACAGATGAAAATGTGGGTTGACTCCTGTACCTTTGCGTTAAAGTTAGTGTAATGACTGTCACCACTTGACAAGTCTAAGAAACCAAACAAAGAGATTGATTCCGCATAATCTTCAATAGGCTCACCAATCTCGTTGAAAGAATATATGCATTTTTGAAGAACTGCTGTAATATTTCCACCTATCATATTAGAACCTTGCTTTCATATAAGGTTTTAAAAAGCCCGTGAGCGACTTTGGATAGCCTAAAGAAGAATTATCCCCATCCATGTTAAAGTAGGTCACAGAGTGTCTAGAAATTGTTTCTGACTGTACTCCGACCTTGCTTCTATTCTCTTTATCCCATTTCATGAGGTTGATAACACCCATTTTAATGTCAGCAGGATATTCTACTTTAGTACATAAGACACGAACCTCATTATTGACAGGCTTGTCAACCACAAAGTCATGCTCATTTGCTTCTGTCACAGTATATAAAGCATCATTAAAAGATGAATTAGATACCTGTACAGTGTCACCAACCTTAAAAAATTGAGGACCAGTAAAAGAAAAACGACCGTCTGAAATATTGGCGGTCGTTCTAAAATTGCGCATTTGGAAATTATTATTAGTGTATTTTCTAATCATCAATTCTAAGGCTTCTAATTTCATTTTGATGATTTCGTCTGAGTCATCTGTATCATTCAAAAGCCTGAACTCTTCAATTGTCATGACCATAGAAAATCACCTCTTTTCTTATTTTTTAAATTTAGCAAGTAAAACCTTTGCTTCATTTGTTACTGCAACTCCATAATATTTAGTAGCAGTAATGTCGTGCTTCTGCTTTTTTGGAAACCATTCATGATCTACCTGAGTATCTTTCTTTAAGAAAATTGTTAATGCTGGTAGCTCTTCTTCTGTGTATTCAGTTTCTGCTGAATCAGGTTCCATTTTTAATAAAAGATCTAAATAATACTTATCTTTTTCGGCGAGTTCCTTTACTTTATCACCGATTTTTAAAACATCCTTACATCCTTTCTGTACAGTCTTTAAGTGCTTAGCAGTTGTAGACTCTGATGTTCCATCTTCCACAATAGTAATTGTTCCCTCATCAGCCTTTTCGTACTCAATATATTTAATCTTTTTAGACTTCTTGACCCAGCAATCTCCAATTTTTCCGACAGCACCTTTTACTAACACAGACTGTCCAAATTTATCTGCTGACTTAAAATCTTCGTCTTTCATTAAAGTTGAATGCTGTAAAGGATGAATAAATAATACTTTTTCAATACCGTCTTCTTCATCTTCGAAGATGGCGTCCGCATCTACAATGCCATTGTATGAGATAGCCGATAATGTTGCAGGATTATAGATATTCTTAGTGGTATACCCTGCATCAACTAAGTCATTATCAACTTTGCCCATGATTGCTTTCGCTAACTGTGTTTCAGCCTGTCCAATCGGATTGCCTAGCCCTGAATTAATGACAGTCTGTAAAATTCCGACTGATTTAGCAGCACATTTAATTGTGAATGTATTGCTAGTGGCTGATAAATTTGTTGTCTTGATTTCGCTATCTGTTTTTGATGCTTCTTCAACATCAAAATCTTCAGCGTCTCCAATATACTTCCATGATGGAACTGTCTTAGTGTCGCCTGCTGTGCCTTCTAAAGTAGTGTCAACTTTTGCATAAGGCGTTAATTTAGCTAATGCATCAATTTTTGCTTCAATCATATCTCCCATAACTTGAGGATTGATTACATTTTTCATTGTTGTAACTGTTGGCATATTTTTTATCTCCTTTTACTTTTTTTATTTCGTGTTCATTGCTTCTTGATATGCTTCAGGTTCTTCGTTGAAGACTTTCAATCTTTCAGAGTAAGGCATTTTTAAAATGTCTTTTCTAGTATATGAACCGTCATTTTTTCCGTGATCTAACTGTCCATTGCCAACTCTCTGATAACCATCTCCATTATCATCTGAAGCATTTTCAAACATATTTGGGAACTGTGTCTTTAATGCTGATACAGTATTTTCCCAACCTTTGATATTTTCATTTTCATCAAGTTCTAAGCTTTCGCCCTTTTCTTTCAATTTTTCATTTAATTTATAAGTTAAATAATCAACATCAACTGCCTTTTCAGACATTAAAGCAACTTTTACTGCACTCTTTAATTTTGCTTCTTCTAACTGTTTCTTCAGTTTTTCAACAGTCGTTTCATATTCACCAATTTTAGTTTGCATTGCTTTATCATTTTTGCCTGTTTTTTTGAGTTCTTCGATAAGATTATTAGCATTTAATAATTCTGTCCCTCTTGAATCAAATTCTTTTTGTAGTGCATCATATTTACCTTTTCCAACGTACTCACCGCTTGCAAGATTCCCAATTTTGACTTGTTTATCTTTGTTGGCTTCATTACCGTTATATTCATTAATTGCTTTGAAAACCTGTTCAAAAAGTGTTTCACCTAAAATCTCTTTTAAAAAATCCATATCATTACTCCTATTACTTACTCTGTTTTTATATCTGGTGTCTGCCAGTGTAAGTTTGCCTTTTTAACATCATGCTGGATGAATTTTATAAACCTTTTAAATGCCGTGTTCAGGGCAAAATAAAAAGAGCCTACGTCTAGCCTCTGTTTCTATTTCTGTTTAATACATTGTTTTTATTCTTGTATTGCGGTGGATCATGAGAAAGTTCTACTGTTTCATAGAACTCATGACCGCATATCATGCACTCATAGTGCGTTTTTCTGATTGCACAGCCTCTGTTTTTATCGAAGTATCTTCTTGATTCTACTTCAAAATAACAGTGCCTGTGTGGTCGCAGTCCTTCAGACATTAAATACCTCCTTTCAGGGTAAAATAAAAACGGTTCCTTAGAACCGTTAAATATCTTTTTTTACTTTCTCTTGCCTTTTTTCATTCGTTCAATGAGTGCTTTTCGACGATTAGAACCTTTGCGAAGAAGCATCACCCTATCTTTGTATCTACTGTTGAAATCGTTTTTGTAATAATCAATCCCTGTTAAAGGGTCTTCAATAAAGTCTTTACTTACTGACTCATTTTCTTTTAAAATGCCATATTTATGAAGCTGATCATCTATAAACTTTTCCGTGTCTCGCCTCATTTCTTCAGTCATTTCAAATTCTCCGGTTATCGTTGCTTTTAAAATACCTTTTTCAAGTTCCTCATTCATAGATATCACCTTTCTTTTTCTGATAAATAAATATAATATTTGCCATTAATTATTTCTATATTCAGTATATCAAATTCCATATCTGTTGAATATAAAACTTCTTTTTCATCAAAATTAAAAAGCGATATATCTTTTCCGTGTTTTACGTTTTTGAAAAAAATCTGTACCTGTGCCTCCGGATTATAAATGCCTACTCTAGTTGTAGAAACAAAAGATTTTATAGTAATAGATTTATTATTTATGTAATCATCGATAAAATCTTCTAATTCCTTATTCGTATAAAAAATAATTGAGCGCGTTACCTCTTTTGTATAATCAGGAATTTTATTTAATGCACTTCTTAAATCAGATACTATTTTTTTCTCGTTTTTCTGCATTTCCAAGTCATTTCTCAAACAATCATTTATTGTATATGCCAAAGAACTAACGTAAGCATTTATTGCGTATCGTTCATCAGTAGATAATCCATATTTATCACAAAATTCAGATTGTTCTTTCATAAAATCTTCAACTTTATAGTATTTCTGCCTAAATTCATCAAAGTCATTAGTTTTGTCTAAGCCATAATACTCGGCTCTTTCTTTTAGTGTCTTGAGTTCGTCAGCATCTAAAGCCCACCTAGCGCGTTGAAGTAGTGCACATCTGCAGTTTACATCCTGTGAAGCAATTCCAAAGCCTCCAGGATACATAACTTCTATATCATCAACCACAAAAGGCTCGTCTATTTCTGCAAGTTTACCATCAAGAAGCCTGTGCATTGGTCTAGTTCTTCCATCTAGTGTAGCATCCCACTGCTTAACCACTTCGCATCCTTTGGCTTTTGCTGCATGCTGTGCGTCATTGGCACTAAGAACCTGGATTCTATGTCCTTCTGTTCTAGCAATCCTCATTGCCTTATTAAAACCAATATTAGACGCTCCATCTATGTTTCTAGCAATATGCGCATATGATGAAGATGTGGCTATGCCCCTTGAGATATGCTTTGCAATCTGCTTTTTGAGAATACCCACATCAATACCCATTCTAGTATATAGCGGTACGCTCAATTTAGTATTTAACGTCATAGCCCTTGTGACTTGCTTCTCATTGATAGGAGTAATTAGCGGTATGCCTTGGCCCTGGATATCGTACATTGTTCCAACATATCCTGTGTAATAGGAATCTGTTAGATATCTTGTAATACTGTCATAAGAATCAGCGTTTAAATTCCCAATCAGTTCATCTAACTGCTTTTTGAGATTTTCTTGAAACTTCTTCTGATATATCTGAGATTTAAGCAATGATTTTTGCTTTTCATCTAACTCATCATAGGCAGAAAGAAGTAAGTTAATCTTACCATTTGAAATTCTTATTTTCTGTTCTACTTCTTTAGCTGCATCTTCATATATCTTTTTTAATTCCTTCAGAAGTTTCTTCTCTTCTCGCAGTTTGGCTTTTTCAACTTCTAGCTGTCTCTTATTCATCTGGCACCGTCTTGTTTAACGTATCAGTCACATCATCTACTTGCTCATACGCTTCTTTTGGTTTTGGAAGTTTATCTTTGATTTCTTCGTAATCAATGTCCAAATAAGCGCATATTTCTTTAATGATTGTTTCACTAGGGAGATAGTCAAAAAGAGTGATCATGTTGTTAACAAAAGTCTCCTTAGCTTGTGCTTCAATCAATTTAGTTTGTGCTAGTTCCTGCTCATTAGACATAATCTTATGAATAAACTTAAAGTATACCTGTTTAGATTGATAATCTGTCCCTTCACGTTCATTGATATCTTTTAAAACTGCTTTGAGGATTTTTCGCATAAACTGCTTTAATTTTATTTCTAGCTTGGAGCATTTTAAATCTAGCAATGAATAAAGAGCCTTAATTGCTATATTCGTGGTTGCGTTCGTGTCTTTTAATCCAGACGAGTTCAGCCCCATACCAAACCTATAGATATTCTTTTCATCAAGATCCAATTTTGCCTGTCTTGCTTGGAAAGGAATATCAATAGTCTTGATTTCAACGTTTCCACCCTCACCAACACCAATCATTTTTTTAGTTTTTATATTCTGCTGCAGTTCTTCCAGGTTATCCCCTTCAAAACCGCTGACAGCATATAAAGGATGGTCGAAATCAATTAAATTGTTAGAAAGGCTGGATGCCATCAAATCATAATCATCTATCAAGTCTTTAATGATATAAAGACCGCTTCTTTGGTCTTCATTATTATCTAACCTGAAGAATGGAATGTATCCAAAACTTTTTCCATAGATATTGTTATCACTCTTCTTTTTATAGAGTGCGTGGTATCTTGGGTTGATAGACTCTCCAGGATCTAAAATGATTTTTCCATCATCTTCCTGAACGTAATATGTTACATCATTAGCACTCCATACTTGAATTTTCTTTATTTTCTTATCTTCTTTAACAATCTTATCAATGTACCAATAGATAACATATGAACATCCATCATCTGTATCTTTATCTCTTACTTCTACAACTCCCAATGAATCAGCACACATGAAAGATAATTCATCATCTTCGTTCCTGTATGCGTACATGTATTCGAACCCTTTTGAAACACATCCTGTCAGAAGCTTGTGTATTTCAGCAATGAAATTCTCGTTATAGTTGAAATAATCATCTAATTTGTTCTGGAGTTCGGGGTCATCAGATTTAACAAAGCCCTCGTCATTAGATAGCATATACTGTACTTCTTGATCTACTAATTCATGAAAGAATGTATGTGCTATTTTTGTGTTGCTTCTTGTGGTATCCTCGACAAGGTTTCCGTCTGAATCATAATAAAACATTCTGTAATGTTTAATATCATGATTTGCTTTATAATAATCTCTTCCTTTTCTTGCATACCTTTTAATCTTTGAACCCTTGTCCAAATTTATAAAAAAATTAATTTCTTCAGTTGTCAGCATGCACTCACCCCTTTCTTTAGATTAGCCAATCTGGTTTAGTAATGTATCTTTCTAATGCATATCGCATTGCATCCATAAGATGGTTAAAGTCATCAATAGGAACATTTAAACGTGTTCCAAATTTATCAGTATCCCACGTGTAATTGGATATTTCGGTTATGAAATTCACACAGCGAGGATGAATAATGATTTCTAAATCCTGTATCCATTGAATGCCGTTATTGATACTGTCTTTTCCTTTCTTGGCGCCTTCAATACGTTTTAAGCCATACCCTTTCAATTCTGCTATAGACTTAGGCTCTGCAGAGTCTGCAGTTATCTTTTCTTTTCTGTATCCTAAATCTATTATCCTGTCGGCTATTGCTCTGTTTGTGAGGCCTTTTTCGTAGAATTCATCATATACATATAACTTTTTATTTTCTAAGTCTAAAAAAGCCAAGAAAAAAGCCGTTGGGTCATTTGTGTAACCAAAGTCTAACCCTACAGCCATTTTCAATTTATCTTTAATTATTCCAGCCTTGCCATCGCGTGCCTCTCTTGCAGTGATCATAGTGAAATCTTCTTCTCTCCAATTCTCATAAATAAGACCTTCAACAATACCCCAATTTCCTAATCCTGCCACTTGATAACGACGAGGATTGTTGACTTTCATTCTTTCAAATAAACGCTTATCAGAAGCATCAAGCCACTCGTTGCACAAATAATTAGTAGTCAATGCTAGTATGTCGTCATCTTTAGTATCAAAAAACCTTTTCTTTAGCCAATGACGCTCATTCCATGGGTTAAAAGTAATTGTTATCTGCTTAAAGAGTGGTGCTGGAGTTGCACCTCTTATTGATTCGTCCAAAGTGTCGAAATCGGTCTCTTTCATTATTTCGTACGCTTCTTCAATCCACATCCAGCATAAATAACCTTTGTCAACTGCTATAGATGTAATCTTAAAAGCATCGTCAAGACCACGAAAATAGATTTTCTGTCCTGTGGGCATGTACGTAGCCTCTAGAGGAGACAAAGTGAAATTCCAATACTTATCAACTCCAAGCCTGTGACATGCCCATTTTAGGTCCGCATAGCAAGAGTCTTTTAATGTCCTTCCTACTTTTCTAATTACTAATAGATTGGAATCAGGATATTTCATCAGGTTATATATGTACCATAAAGCAGTGGTTTTTGATTTCTTAGAACCTCGCGACCCTTTGCAGACTCTATATCTGCCTTTATAATGCCAAAAATCCTTGTACCCTTTTCCGATTATGTCAGGAAGATATAAGCCATTTAATTCATTATTCAAGGTCATCCTCTCCATAGAAGACGACAGGAACGCTCATTTCAACATTCATGTTATTATCCGGCTTTTGTCCGATGGTATCACGTACATATTCAGCAGCTCGAACATCTCCTTTAGCAGCTTTATTCAGCATAGATATGGCAATAGCCTCCTGCATAGTGATGTTTTTTCCTTTGATTGCTGCAATGCTCTTAATACGTTCAATATCGGCTTTCTTTCCATTTCTAAGAGGCATAGACAATAATTGCTCAAGGGTTTCTTTAATGGCTCTCTTTTCTCTTTTCGCTTTGCCTGATGCTATTCCGCCTTTTCGGCCGTTCTCTCTTCTTTCTTCTGGTGTCATGTTTGCGAACTCATTTTTTGCCATTATCATCACCCGCCTTTCAACGCAAAAAAGCAACCCATTCTTTGAGTTGCTTTTACAAATTAAAATAATAATATAATCATGTTGGAA